ATGCTGAGACTTGCGCTGCATTTGCGCTTTGTGCATTTGTCCTTATGTCACGTAACTTCGCATAATACACACCTGGACGATATGGAATCATATAACTTTGCGTTTTTGCAGGAAACTCAGCCACAAATGTCGTAGCTCCCCAAGATGATGCAGTCTTGCTGTAACGGATAACAACTTTGAAAAACTCAGAAGCTGAGTCTATTATTTCATCATATTGAACCTGTGCTGTAACTTCATTTGTCATTCGCACCGACAAATCTGAAATATCGGGCGGAACAATCGCAACATCTTCAGACGGAATAAACTTTGCAGATTGCAACACACCTGCATCAGGAGCAAATGCAATCTTAGTAACCTCCTTGCTAAAATCACTGCCTGATAACCCAATCGCTTTTACTTGTGCAATAAAAGCGCTGCGTGGCGGTATAAACAATTCAGAGCCAACTTCCTTATATTGACTCTTTAAAGTCTCGCGCAGCCCAGACGTTCCAGTGGTAATTGAAAGCTCATAACCAGTCGTAACGCCCGTTGCGCCACGGTCCCACGATACCAACGCTTGAAATACTAAATTTCCAGAAGTTTGAACCGGTCGAAATGTTACGTTTAAGTTTTCAGGAGGTGATGGTCGTGACGTGTACGCACTTATGGGCTCTTCATACAGCTGGTTTCCCGCAACGTCCGCAACGCTATAAATACTATCGTTGTGCTCAACGCCTACAATCGCATACGTTCCATCGCCATTGTCAGCTACTGCAAGGCACCTAAATTTTTGCTCATTTAACGAGTCAGTCGCAATAGAATAAACAGATTGTGCTTTTGGTAGTTCGCTAAAAGCAGGTGTTGCTTGTATTCTTCGACGGCCCGAAACAACGCTGCTTGATGCAATCGATCGAACCTCCACCGTGCCATTGTCTAATACGCAAGTTAGCTTTGGATTTGTTCCACTTGGTATGGTTACGTCCGCGTCTAATGTCACAAAAGTTGCATCGCCTGCGCCTGCATCTGCTTGATGCACCCTGCCCGCAATTCGATCACCTGCACGCATTTCATCTGAAACAGCGAACACTTGGCCAGGTACTACCACGGCGCCATCAAGCCCCGTTGCAAACTTAACAATGTTTGAATCCAGCTCTTCTGATGCCAACACCCAGCGAGCTAATCGGGCGGCTTGCGTTTTGGATGTGCAACCAAAACCTACAATCTCCTTAACTTGATGACCAATCTTTTCACGCAAAGATGAGTTTTCTACGCAAACAGTGTCAGGTCTATACAAATCATCTGGGTTGTTATAGCGAACTTTTACAGTTGTACTCCTTGTTTTAACAGAAGTGCCTTCATACTCAAACTGACCGCCTACGACATTCGAGTTATTAAAAACATGGACAGGCGGTATAACGCTTAAAGAGCCATCAGTTTTGCCTAGCTCACCGTGATCGCCGGTTGCAGTAATGCCGTTTGTTTGCCAATAAAGCATTCCACGAAACACGCTTGCAAAATCTTGTAAAACTTCAAAAGCGCTGGCTTGGTTGCTTACGACAGTGTTACAAGCAAATCTTGGCTCTGTAGTGCCGTCTGGCAGCGTAATCAGCTCGTTTGCGTAAAGAATTAGTGGATATAAATCAACCCAACTGACATTTTCAGCGCTTACAAAACTGCCCGCTCCAAACCGCTCAGAAAGGAGTAGGTGCCTCCAAATGCAAACAGGACATGTCGTCCACTCTTCTTGACTCTTAGAGGTACCGTCAAAATCAGTTGGCGCAATGCGCTCTAGGCTCCCATCGTCCCTTGCTCTCATATTGTTTGGAATCTGCACCTTGATTCCTTTAATCAAGTACGCACGCGTCGGCAATGATGAAAAATCTTTTGTGCCAATAGTTAATGACGCATAGGCAGTATTAGCATATCTAACGGTTGTTCTTTGAGACTCTTGAAGGCTTTGCCAGATCAGCTGATTACCGCGCCCATTTTGCAGAGAAATTTTTCTCTTGTTAATGTTTTTATCATCAATCGACTGGTAGTTGGCCTCAAACATTGCCTCACGGCCGCGATCTAAATTACCCGTATCAATAGCTCTAATTGCTGTATCTTTTTCCGGTCCATCAAGATCCGCTGGAACGTAAGTAAACTCTTCCCCCCGCTTTCCAGTAAACGTTTCATTTTTGATGTAAATATAGTCTAATTTTTTAACAGTAACAGTACAAGGATGCCCACAACGTGTTTTAATTTCAATTTCTGGACTTTGCACTTGATAGGTTGAAGTAGCGATACCAGTTATCTGCATACGTGTCTCCTTGCCGCTTACCGTCCCAAGTGGGCCTTTTGCTGTTATTTCTATGCAGATTGTTGCGTTAAAAAGTTGGTTTGCGGCTAGGCCATCAACCGCGGTAGAAAAAAGCCTAGGAATGTTGAATAAGCAAGAAAAGTGGTCTGTACTGGTGTTAGTGATGGTTCGTGATACTGAGCCTCCCCCATAAGAACGACGAGTACCACCGTTTGTTACAAACCCATTACTATTTAGTTGCTCATTGTAGTTTTCTCCAACCTCAACCCCCACTGATGTTTGTGTAAATATTTTAATGCCTTCATCTTGTGGCAGGTCTTGATCGTAAGTACCATTTCTAAGGTCTACATGTACAGAATCAAAATTTACTGCGCTGGTTTCGTTTAAAAACGTTCCCTTTTTTTTCAAACTCTCTTCAGGGTTGGACTTTTCAGACCCCCATCCTTCAATGGTGCCTTCACAAAGAAGGTCAAGGATGTGGATGGAGGATTCGCTTCTTAGTGTCATTACTCTATTAAGCCTTCGGTTTTGTTTTGCGAATCATTTTCAAAGAAATTATAGCCCGAATACCGGACTTGGATTCGCATCTGCGTTTGACCTGAAGACCGCGCGTGCGTGTCATGGTCAATCACAGTAATTTTAGTTTCAATTTCTGCGTCATTTTCATCATCTTTAAATTTTGGATATTCTATTGCGTGACACCATCTAAATTTCTGGCTTTTTGTAAACAAACCTTGGACGGTTGCCGTTACATTCGCCAACACCGGATCTGGGCCTGACACATTGCGGCCTGTAAGCGTGATTCTATAAGTTACAAAGCCATGAACTCGCGTAGTGCCTACGCCACCAACACGATCAAAAAGACCACGGTCTAGCTCAAGGAATATCTGGTAATTTTTTCTTTTCTCTTGATTTTTAAAATGCTTATTAGGCAGCAACGTAAGCGACGGTGTTTGTTTTTCACCTTGTGAGTTTCTTAAAGCCAAAATGCCATTATCTGTGCCAGCAGTTTGATCTACTCTTGAAAGGTTTGATGAATTTTCAACGCCTGATGTGTTTAATTGATCTTCGTTCCAAAGCCTGGTGCGTAGTCCGCCCGCTGATTTGAATCTGTTTCGCATTCTTTCTCCGTTGACAGTGACATTTTCTAACGAGGGTTCAACGATTGAATTTCTTAGCACTCCAAAAGATTTGTCCTGACCAGTCTCCACTTGAATTGACAATAAATGGCTGCTTACTAACACTTTGCCAAACGCAATAGGAACAGTCGCTCCAATGCCTACTGTGTTAGCACCTGCACCGGTGTACGCATACGATTGGGTCCCATTCATGGCACGGGTCACGTTTTTCGGCCCAACCCCAGAAGAAGACTCGCCTCTTCCAGTCATTCTGTTTGTTTTTGGGACTTGCGGTTGCGGCGAAATAATATCAGCCACACCACCAAGAATCATTGCCGTACCAATACTTCCGATCGCTGTTGAGGCCGCTGCGCCTAGTGTAAATGTACCTGCTGTTAAACCTGCGCCTAAACTAAGAAATCCAGCTCCTGACCCAGCTGTCAAAATCGCAAAACTAACAAGCGCAGCCCCAATCAAAATTTTTGAAGTTGAACCGCCACCGCTACCGCCAATAACTGGCGCAATATAAAGATCTTTTGCGCCCAGCGGTGACCGCAAATCGTCATAGCTCATGTCTGAGCCAAATTGCATCACTCTGTAATAAACGCCATGATTATGCGCTTCTAATAATTCCTGTGCAAATTCAGGTCTGTTGATGCAAAGCATCTTGATCGCCTCTGCAGGCGTACGCAAGTTGTAATACGTGTGCTCTGCACCGTAGCGCTCACCGAGCGAATCAAGCAGCCTGACGGTCTGCTGCATATCGAAACACGGCGGCAGTCTTCATTCGATAATAGCGGTTCAATGGCTCTACACCACTCAGCGAGTTCATCCGTTGGTGCAAGATCTGCTGGTCACCGACATAGATTCCTGCGTGCATTGGAGCGGCAGTATCAAGACACATTATCAAAACGTCCCCAATTCGCATGTCCTCTAGAGAAATTTCACGAAACCCCAGTGCGCCAGCTTGCTCCATAAAAATGCTGGAAGACGTCTCTAACCTTTCGGGGCGCTCAAAATCAGGC